GTGCAGAAATAATACGGGGATCTTCCATCCCCGAACCCCTGGAATCCTTGTTATAACAGTAATAGAAAAAATTATTACCGTTATAACAAGGCTAAAAATGGGATGTTTTAATTTTCCGAATTCTGCAAATTATGGCATCAAATAAAATGCGTTGTAACACTTTATCAAGAGTTCGTATTGAAGACAAGAATATAAATAATGGATTGCTTGGGAAATCAGGTATTGTATACGAGCTTCGTAGAGCATTGGACGAGATACAGCCCAAATGGTTTATGGCAGAAAATGTTGTTCCGTCTGACGATAAAGATCTAAAAGAATTAAATAGAATTATGGGAGTTGAAGGCGTTTTAATCAATAGTAATAAATTTTCAGCGCAAGACAGGGAAAGATATTATTGGACAAACATTCCAATTCCTGCAATTCCAGAGATGAATTCATTGGTTTTAAGCGATATTATGGAGAAGCGTGTTGACGAAAGATACTTTTATAAGAAAGATTTTGAGATTTTAAATATGGATAAAAAAGTATGTGCAGAGCTGAAAGTCAATTCAATGGAGATGAATAGACGTATCTATAATCCCAAGTTTAAATGTGCCACATTGACTTGTATAAATGGCGGTTATCATGAAAAGAAAGTTTTGGATCATGGTAGACCAAGAAAATTAACAGAGCTTGAATATGAAAGATTACAGGGACTGCCTGATAATTATACAAATGTAGAAGTTAATGGAAGAAAAATATCGTATACGAAAAGATGTAGTATGTGTGGCAATGCATGGACGTTACCCGTAGTTAAACATATTTTAAAAGAAATTAAACAAGATCTTGAACAAAATACAAAGATAGTTGCAAATGTCTTTGAATAACAAAGGAGAAAAAATAGCCGAATAAGGTTATGACATACCGGTAAGTCTATAAAATATAGAAGATATAGAAGACATGAATATAAATAGGACTTGGCATATGCCAAATAGTAAAACATTTTCTATAAAACCGATTAAAGAGTTAATAGAAAAATATTCTAATGGCAGAATCATTGATCCATTTGCCAACAATAATAAATTAGCAACAATTACAAATGATTTGGATGAGCAATATAATACAGATTATCATATGGATGCATTAGATTTCTTAAAAATTTTTGACGATAAATCTATTGATACGGTCTTGTATGATCCGCCATATTCACCACGACAGGTAAGTGAGTGCTATAAAAAACTTGGACAAACTGTAGATATGAAAACAACACAGGCAGCGTATTGGTCAAAACAAAAAGAGCAGATTGGAAGAATTGTAAAGCCTGGTGGTACTGTAATTACCTGTAGTTGGAATAGCGGTGGAATTGGTAAGAAATATGGATTTGAAATCGAAGAGATATTGCTAGTCGCTCATGGCGGTTGGCATAACGACACAATTGTAGTTGTAGAAAGAAAAGTAAAATAAAACTCACGTTTCATAAGGGGGAAATAAAATGAAAACAAGATTGATTGATGCAGATAAGTTGGTTGATTCGTTAAGAGCAAGTATGAATCATGGACGCGAAACATTTCCAGTAGATCTTATTGTTGAAGCGATTGATGAGCAACCAACTACTAAATATATAGAACAAATATCCAGAGATGATATAGAGGATATATGTTTTAAATTAACATGTTATTACATAGCAACAACAGAACTATATGATAGATCATTGACTGATGAAAGAAGAGTAGAAGACAATACTGAGGCGTTTACATATTCAGATCCTAGAATCAGACGACTGTCTAATAAAAACGCTATTCTTACATATAAAATGATACAAACAATTGCAGAGTATAAATTTGGAATATCACGACTTGTCTTTAATAGAAGCTATAAAGAACAATTGAAAAGATGTGGCAATTTATCCGCACAGGGGTGGATAGATAAATATAATTTTCTCTGTGAAAATGGTGAAATGGATTTCATAAAATAAGAGGTGGATTAAATGCAAGAAAGTAAAAAAATATTTTATGACGTAAAGATTAAAGAAAGATATATGATGGAGGAATTATATAAAACTAAAATTAAACAGTATTTTACTGCATCAATTGTAGGCAAACTAGAGCATAATTTTTATTTTGAATTAAAAGATTCTGAAGAAATTTTAATTATTCCGTATTGTTATATTGAATGGTTATCACCAACGAAAGTAGATGATAAAGAGAAATTGGCTAAGTTCAGCAAAAGGGAAGTTCACGCTTATCAAAATGATGATGGAACTTATAAAGTAGAAATACTAGAAGATAAATTAATTACGGAAATTGAAAAAGCAGATATATATATTACTGTATATGCAACGAAAGATGGAAATAGAATGATTAGTTTTACAGAAAAAGAATAAAATAGAAATTCACTTTCAAATGGAGAAGAAGATGGTAGAAATTAAGATCAATAAAGTTGTCGATGCTTTAATCGAAATGAGCCAACTAATGGGTGTTGATTATAAAACAATTTGGGAAAAATATACTCATGAACTTATTACAGAACAGTTTACATGGGAAGAAGTGGAGAAGGAATTAAATGCAAGGAGCATGTAGTAATCAAATTGTAAAATGTATTATCTATACGAGTGATATGGATGTTGGGATAAATAAATTGTTAGAAATCGAAAAGGATAAAAACGAATCTGGAATTGAAACGGTATTTAAAGGCATCTCAAAATCATGTTATATCAGATCAGAAATTAGATTCAGTGACGGTGAAGAATGGATCACAGTTAATCCTAATGCCGGAGCAAGAGGATATAGATGGAGAAAAGCGTGGATTGATGCGAATAACACGACTATTTCTCAATTGTATTCGAATATTGTTCCGTGTGGAAGCGATTACCAATGGGAAGACTATAAACTTTTTAATTTGTAAGAGAATATTTAAACAGTAATTATAAAACAAAAGGAAGGACAAACGTTCACATGTGAGTAAAGCTGCGCAGCTACTATGGTGAACTAAAATTGAAAAATTATATTCCCCAAAAGGCAAGTTCGATTGAAGAGTTAATCAAAGATTGTCCCAAAAATCAAACTATTTTAGATAATCTTATTAGAGCATGGGCGATTATAAATAGTCCTAAATATAACAAAATTTTATGCAGCATCTCAGGTGGATCTGATAGCGATATCATGTTGGATATTATTTGGAGATGTGATAAAGACAACAAGGTTGATTACGTTTGGTTTGATACTGGACTTGAATATCAAGCAACAAAAGACCATTTGGAATATCTTGAGAGAAAATATAATATAAGATTTATTCGCAAAAAAGCAATTAAGCCTATTCCTATTGCTTGTAAAGAACATGGTAAACCATTCATTTCTAAAAATATTAGTGAATTTATACAAAGACTACAACGACATAATTTTCAATGGGAAGATGAATCTTTTGATGTATTAATAAAAAAATATCCTAAGTGTCAATCTGCTCTTGAATGGTGGTGCAATACTAAAGGGGAAAATTCTCAATTTAATATAAAGAATAAGAAATGGTTGAGAGAATTTATGATTAAAAATCCACCAGTATTTCAGATTTCAAACAAGTGTTGTGCTTACGCAAAAAAGAAAGTTGCGAATAAAATATTAAAAGAAAATAAATATGATTTGCATATCATAGGTGTGAGAAAATCTGAAGGTGGTGCTAGAGCAACAGCATACAAAAACTGTTTTGATGATACCGCTGGTGACTATGATAATTACAGACCAATTTTCTGGTACAGAGATCAAGATAAGATTGATTATGAAAATGCGTATGGAATTACACATAGTAAATGTTATACAGAATATGGTTTGAAAAGAACTGGATGTGCAGGATGTCCATTTGGAAGAGATTTTGAGAACGAATTAGAAGTAGTTCAAAAATATGAACCAAAACTTTACAAGGCTATTTGTAACATATTTAAGGATTCTTATGAGTATACACGACAATACAAAGAGTTTATAGAAAATATGAAAGGTTAATGATTATGGTAATTGCAAGTAACATAATGAGATATATGGAAGAGAAACGTGTAACGGTTATAGATATTGTATTAAACACATCTTTTTCAAGGTATGACATTGAAAGAATATTATCAGGAGAATTAATGATTTGTCCATGTGGATTAAAAGAAATTGCAACAGTTCTTGGTGTAAGTAAAAAGGATTTAATGAAAGGTTAATTTTAAGAGGTGAAAATTATGAGTCAATGGACACATGTGAATGCAAGTTTCCGATTAAATAGTATTGGCGAAATACCAGATGAAGAAATTATTGATATCTTTGGAAAACAAGTTGATTACAGAGGTATGAGCAATATTGAATATGATGAGAATTATGAGGTAAAAGACAAACATAAATATCTTCCAATGGGATCAGAAGGAACGTTGGAGATGAGCATATGGCATAATCCTGATAAATCATGTATGGCTTCAACAACTGTGTCAGTATTTGGTGATTTGAGAGATTATGGATGTTTTGATGAAATTGAGAAATGGTTTAATAAGTGCTGCGATAGATTTTTTGTAAGACAAGCAGTTTGTCAAGTTGAAGTTGAAGGAGTTGGAATAAAAGTGTTTCAGAATAAAGAAGGATGAAATTTAGGAGGTTAAATAATGATATGGTTGGGTTTAGGATTTGTTATTGGGGTGATTTTAATTATCCGAGTAATTTTTGACAAATACAATAGCTGGATAGAAAAAATTATAGTACCTATTTGTATCGCAATAATGTGTTTTATAATCAGTCATTTAATTTTGAGCTTGTCAAGTTGTATTATGGATGAATTTATAGAATTAGAATATAAAGTTGTTTCAGATAAAAAAATAGTTGCTTTAAAAGATAATCAAAATATATCTGGTAGTTTTTATATTACCGGAGGACGTGTAGATGAAAAATTATATTATTACTATTTTATAGAGACAGAATCTGGTATAAGACAAGAAAAAATCCATGCGGACAAAGTGTATATTAAATACACAAATGATGATCCACATATTGAAAGATACGAAAGTTTTTTTTAAAAACGATAATTTATATTTATGGGGAATCCCAATAGATAACTATAAATATATCATTTATTGTCCAAAAGGTACTGTAAAAAATGAGTTTGAAATTGACTTAGAATAAAATTTTAAATAAAAGAATAGTTTCATAAAAAAAGAGGAAAATAAATGTATCAAAATTGTTGTAAAAAATGTGGCAGCACAGATTTATATACTGATCAAAAGGGTAACAATACGGGATTGTATTGTAGTGATTGTGGTGCATGGATTAAATGGTTATCAAAAGAAGAATTAAGAGCATTTGAGCATAGCAAAGATATAGAGGAAGAGAATATAAAAGGTTTGTCCAATACAAAAACATATTATACTCCAAAGTTGAATTTGGATAAGGTGGAAACAGTTGATGACTGTAAGAAAATTTTAAAATTTTTATGCGATTTTTTAAAACCAATTGAAGAAGGAATAACTTATAAAGGATTCGATGAGGTGAAAGAATATTTTGACAGTTAAAGATCTGATTAAAAATAAAGATTACGATTACATCTCATATAGATTAAATATTCCAAAGGATAAAGAGAAATATTACGGAAAATCCATATTCATTGGTTGCGCTGCGAGTAAGGATGGAAAACTGATTTCCCTGGATGGAGACACCTATGAAGAAGATGATACAGTCTTGGAATATGAAGAGTGGAGTAAACCAGAAGAGAATATAAAGAGTGGATTAACTGTGGTGGTAGATTGACAACAATAATAGGAGGAATATAGACTATGAATTTGGTTAATTTAAGGGTAAGAGCCGTAGGATATTATAGTTTTTCAAGGTATGAAGAAAATAGACTAGTCAAGAGTGAAACGTTCGAAAAGATATGGTGTAACCTAATTAACAATAAGGTTTGCATAACTGATTTAGACGGAAAAGGGAATAATTGTTATACGAACATTGAAGTTGATAATGTTATAAGCAAAGATATTGATATTCAGAAAACAGGATTGGATAGTTGCGATGGGTATCATTTAAGGGACGTTTTAGTTAAGGTATGCAATGAACACAATATTGATTTGGTCCTATGTCAAGATTTAGTACAAGTTAAAATGAGGTTTTCCTCATCTTAACCTGCCATCTGCAATTCGCCTTG